GCTTTCATGCGGCGTGAATACCTGCTCGGTTCGCTGCTCGAGCGCGCTTTCCCGCGCAATCAGCGAATCCGCCCGCGCCTCGATCTTCGAGCTGATCCGGCCGACGACGCCGGCCGCCTTTGCTATCTTCTCGCTTAGTCGATCCATTTTGGACATTCTTTCATTTTCCAGAGTACAGCGGCGCGCGACGGTGCGAGCAGTGAGGCCAGCAATGGCGCGGGTGATGTCGTCCATATGGCACGCTCATTCGGCGGCCTGCATGTTTTCGATTATCCGCAGTTCGATTCGGTTGATGATATCGAGCGCGTCGAGCACATCGCGAGGATCTGTGATCTCGACACCACGCTGCGAAAAATATCGCGTGCTGGCCTTGATCTCGGCCTGGATTACGGAAATCTCGGCGCGCCTGGTGTCCGATAGCGTCATTGCATGGCCCTCAAAAGTGGTGGCGCGGATGACTGCGAATCAGCAACTAACCCATATTTTTCAAGCATTTTTCGCGGACATTGGCATGCGGGAGAATCGGGGTGCGGCCCGGCAAATCGTGACCAGTGCCCGAACTTCTTGAAGGACGTCAGCACCGCATCCCAATCAACCTTCTCGGCTGTCTGCTCAACCACAGTTGAATAATCCTGCCAGCATTTGTTGCGCAGCCATTTCATCGCCTGGGGAATGAATTCGGTGCCGATCTTGGCGGCCTCCGCTGTCGCATACCGCTTGGCACCCGCAATGATATCGTCGGCGCTGATGCCAGCCTTGACGGCCGCGACGAAAAGCTTTTCAGCCGGCGCCCTCGGATTCGAGCCAGCGCGCTTCGGATAGGTTTTCCAAAACTCGGCGAAGCGTATGTCCACCGATGTCCTACCCATGTCCACATCATGTCCATTCGTGTCCACCGATGTCCGCGCGTTTCCACCACGTGTCCGACGCTTGCTCTCAGCTTCCACCGGCCGGCGAGTAGCTCGCGCTGTCTCGTGTCGCTCGCATTGCAGCCGAACCATCTTCAAAACCATCTCCCCCGTGGCGCCGCTCGCCACCATCGCTTCAAGCATTTCGAGATCAATCTTCATTTTCGCCGGCCCTTATCCCCTGCTGACTGGTGGAATGTTTGAGCGAAGGACACAGGACGACCAGCCCCACCGAAGTGAGGTTGGTCCGTGCCCTTTGCGATCTGCCGACCGGAGCCATGCCGTCGCTTCGGACCTTGATCGCGCGAGGATGCGGATCAAATTGGCGCCAACTTCTCGCGGCTGTTCCTCTCCGCGCCGACCGCCCTCGCGCCTTTCGGACCGGGCTTGCACTGGGTCGGGCCCCGTGGTTGTGCATCGATACGTTCGCCGCCACTGTTCTGTGACCGTCCAGCGAACGCCGCGTTCAAGTCATCCCGCCCTCGCCAGTTCTTCCGCGCGGCCGGTCTTGCGCTCGGCGATGCAGATCGTGTCGTGGTGGGCGCCGCCGTGAGCGACCAGCAAGATTTCCTCGAGCTGATAGCCTCTTGCTTTGCCCATCCCGTTGCTCGACCAACCGAACGACAGGACGATCCCACCAGGGATGATCAGCGGATCGATGGCATCGCGCACACGCTTGTAGAGCGCTGCGCTTTGGGTATCCGCCTGAGTGACTTCGCGACCGGCGGCGCGGTAATGCTCGCTGATCTGCCGCGGGCTGTACGGCGGATCGAATAGCGCCAGGTCAACGCTCGGGATTCCGGAACGGCAGAATTCCTCGGCATCCATGTGCCTCGGCGCCGAGCTCGCCGGATCAAGATCGTTTCGCCATGTTGCCAGCACGCTGTTTCGAGCAAATGGATCAATGCTCGTCGTGCTGGCGCTGAGATACCGGGCGACAAAATCCGCAATCGGCCGGATCGCAAACGTCTCAGCGCTCGGCATCGCGAATGCCCGGTTGAAAAGCATGGTGGACGACTGAATCACCCCACACCTCGCGCCAGTTCTTCCGCGAGCTCTGCCACTTCCTTGGCCAGCCTCTCGGCGTGCCGGATCATGCCGTTCCGCTCAGCCCGTTCGGCCGCGCGGCGCAGAACTGAATGCAGATCCTCGAGCTCGGCTTTGGACAGCGGCTTTCTCACGGCATCCCCCTGACCGTGACCCTGCAGCCCATTGGGGCCACACCCCATTGCACGACCAGCCGGCGCATATGCTTGTAGCTATCGTCCTCGATCAGCTCGATCCGCCGCAAATAGTCGATCAGCGCCTTCAATCCGTTGTCCAAATCGATCTTGGTGTGATGCTCGGACAGCGTGACGATCAGTTCGAACCGCGCGATCTTCTGCATTTTCAGCGGACTTTGGCTTCGGCCTTTCGCCGCCAGCAGATAGGCGTCGGCGACGTTGATCCATGCCGTCATGGTGCGTACGGACTTCCAGTCGATCCGCCGTGTCCGGTTGACAGACGGAGGAACTGGAAGGTCCAGCACGATATCCGGCGCCACCGCGAACGGCGGATCGGTGTATGACGGCAAGGCGTCCATCAGGCGAGCCCGTGGGTCCGCTTGAAGTTCTCTTGCGCTTCCTTCGCCGTCGACAACGCGCCGCCGTCGATCGCATCGGTCGATGTCGGTATACCGACTTCGGGCGCATCCACCGGCCGCTTCTTCTTGAACGCCGCCATCAGGATAGTTTGGCCCTCATGCCAGCCGGTAATCCAGCGCTGCGAGGAATCCTGCGCGAGATTGTGCGCCGGCTCACATTTGTCGCCCGACATGCCGGCCACCTTGCCGTCCTCGAACGAATCCACCTTCTTCTCGAAAAGCTGCGTTTGCGTGCCGACCGGCAGACCGGCCCAGCGCGCCAGGCGCTGCACGCGGTCGAACACAGCCTTCATCTTGGCCGGCGTGTTGGCGGTCAAGAGATCCTTGTTATCGGCCTTGGCGCCCTTACCGAGATCCGACTTTGCGAGATCGACAATCGCCGTCCGCTCGGCCTTGGCCTTCTCGACCAGCGCATCCGCGGCTTCAAAGGCCCGGGCATGGTGAAACGTCAGCGCGCGTTTTTCCTCGTCATTGAGGCCCGAGTTCTGACCGGCCGTCGGCAGGCCGCCGTTTTCGTCTTTCTTCTTCCGTCCCATTCCATCCTCCTGTTGTGAAATTCAATGCCCCGCCATCACTGCCAGCACCGGGATGATCTCGGCGGCGCGCAGGAATTTCGGTGCGGGGAAATCATCCTCCGGCGGCATGATCGGCGGCAAACTCAGCACTTCCTCAAGGATCCGCTCCAAAAGCCCGGCGGTCGTCGTTGGGTACTGCGGCACGACCGCCGGGGCTTCCTGATATCCTCCTGTACTCATGGAAGATTCGGCAAACGGATTGGGCAGTGCGATCATCAGACTCTCCCCCAAATACAAAATCCGGCCCGAGACGACGGGTCGGTGATACGCACGACGCAACAAAAATAGCGACTAGCGACGCTTGACGATCTTCACGTTCCGCATCGCGTGACGCTTGAGAATTTCGGCAACGATCGCTGTGAGCGCATCGCCGGACCAATCGCGGTCACCGGCGAGATAGAATTCAGCCGCTCGCACCGAACAATTGGCGACAGCCGCGATATTCGCTGCGGTTTTCTGTGGCCAAAGCATTCTGGCGACATCGGAAAGTACCGAACCGAACATCTGTTCGTCATCGCTGACAATCGTCCGTTCGATTGGGCTACTTTCCGCGCGCGCCTCCGCCGATACTGTCCCCATGACGCAACCCCCACTGACGCAACAAAATCGGACGCAAAAAATGTCAACGTTGATTCTTGCTCAACAACAGAATGTGACTTCGCAAAAGCCACACGCGGAACCTCGACATACGCGAGATATTTTAATTTCACATTCGCCAAAGTTGTGCTTCGATGTCGCCACGATAATGAACAGCTCCGGTCACAGAGCGGTGGGGCGGCAAGATGGGTGTTGTGGTGCGTTTCCCGAAGCGACGTCATGCTCGGGCCTCAATAATTTCCGCAGATCGACAGGGACGAGGTACATCGGAGGGCCATTCCCCATCCGGCCAATTGTCCGAGAACCAACGGAGCGCATCTTCAAGTCGTCCGACCGTGATGTCGGCGCCCTCCTCCAATGCGCGGAGCTTCTTGCCGTCATTGAGCACGCGCGAGGATACAGTCGACAGGGGCACTTCTTCGATTTCCCCGTATCGGCGTGCGACGCAAAGCAGTTCGTCTATGGCTGACATGGGCGCAATATCGGTAAACGTACCGGTCTTGTCAACGGTAAACTTGCCGAATGCTCAGTCTGTGAGTTCCGGTTATTCTACCGGGATGGATCTCAAAGTATTATTGAACAACATCGACCGGCTTATCCGAGTCCAAAAGACGACCGACAACGCCGTATCGAAGCGATCTGGCAGCGTTGACGCCATCCGGAACCTGCGCCGCTATGCCTCTGGCGAGCTTAAGGGCATGTGGACGCTGGACACCCTTGAGAAGGTAGCCAAGGCTCTCGGAACAAGCTCCTGGGAGCTTCTGCGGCCGCCTGGTGCCATTGCAGCGGACGAGGACTTCGATGAACGGGTCAATCGTATCCTCGACGAGCGGCTTTCCCCGCCTCAACCGGTACGGAAAAGAAAAAATCGGTAAGCCTACCGATTTGGCTTGACCGGTAGGCTTACCGGATTTATGGTGTTCTCCTCATCAGGAGAACGCCCATGGCCCAATTCCGCAAAAAGCCGGTAGTGATTGAAGCGTTTCAGTGGAAGCCACTGAGCGTCGAGGCAGAGGACAAGGCAATTCCTCTCTGGCTCGTCATGAGCAATTACGATGTCGGGCCCGGCAATACCATCCTGATCAGCACGCTAGAAGGCGTGATGCGCGCCGATCCCGACGATTGGATCATCCGCGGCGTCAAGGGCGAAATCTATCCCTGCAAGCCGGACATCTTCGAAGCGACTTACGAAGCGGTGCTGCGATGACGGCCCGCCTCACCGACTTCCTCCGCGACGAACTCGACAAGGCGCTCGCCCGCCTGCCTGACGATCAGGCGCGGATCGCGATGCTCGGCAAGCAATATGGTGCATGGTCCGAGCACATGCGCCGGTTCTGGCATCTGCACGAGCAGCCGTTCGGCGGACCTCACCCGGTCTATGGCAACATGACGCCGGGCGATTTCATCGTCGTTTTGGGCATGATCGACGGCGCGCGCGCGAAGATCGAACGTCGATTGGAGATGGCGTGATGGTCAAGACCTATGACCCAGCTTGCTATGATCTCGCCGAGTACTTCCTGCAGGATGAACCTTGCAGCGACGATCCCGCGCTTTTCAAGAAGCATTGCCACAGCCTGGCGATAGAGATTCAGCAAGCCGTCGAGGATTGGTGCTACGCGCCGGAGCACGCCGATGCATAAGTTCGATCCCGTCGAGCTCGTCCACATCACGCTGCCCGTCATCGCCGAATTGCTGGCCGTGGTGCTGTTCATCTGCGCGGCCGCGGTGTGGCTGATGATTTGGGGCACGTAATGACAAGGTTCATCCTTGAAGGCGAATGGTCCGGCTACACGTCGTCGCAGCAGCGCGTCGTGCATCGCGAGATTATCAACAAGAAGCGTGCGGAACGCCTGCGGCAGTTGCACAAGATCGTCTACACGGACGGCACGTCGCTGATGATCAGCGTTCGTGAAGCCGAGTATCGCGAGAAAATTCAATCCTTCAATTCCTACGGCAGCCTGATCCGCAAGGCTGAGAAGCGCGGCGGCAGCGTCGTCAAAGTGGCGGACCTCGCATGACGCTCTACACGGTTGTGATGATCTGGCTGATCTTCAACGAGCTCATCCTGATCGCGATGTTGGAAGGGGCGCGGGAATGAAGCGCCGCGTCACCATCACCGAGCGCCCGACGCGGATCAATGTGCACAACCTCGTGCAAAAATTACGGCGGATCAGGACGGAGCTCGCGATGATGATGCAGCAGGTCGACGATGCGCTGGCACGGATTGAAGAGGAACGAGCATGACGGAAGAATGGCGCGCAGTCATCGGTTTTGAAGGGCAGTACGAAGTTTCCGACCATGGTCGAGTACGCAGCTTGGATCGGATGTTACCGTGGAAGCGAACGCTAAGGACCGGAACGGTAGTTGATTGTTTGCGTCGGCACGCAGGCACGGTTTTGATTGCGCAACCGAAGGAAGCTGGTCACTTGTGGGTGCAGCTTGGCCGCGGAGTTCAAGTTTACGTCCATCACCTGGTCTTAGAGGCTTTCGTCGGCCCCGCGCCGGCCGGCACCATTTGCTGCCATTGGGATGACGATCCCTCAAACAACGAGCGCGGAAATCTGCGCTGGGGCACGCGCTCTGACAATTTCGATGATTTCGTGCGCAACCATGGCCGAACGCCGGGCGTGCAATTTCCTGAACAGCGGAGGATCGGATGAAGCCCGGAATTTATCCAGATATGGATTCGGCAACTTATTTTTCCGATCCGGCGCCGTCTCCGTCCCTCTCGCAGTCTATTGCGAAAATTATTCTCGATCATTCGCCTCTTCACGCGAAGCTGGAGCATCCGAAGCTATGTCCGCCTGTCACGGGCGACGACGACCTGGACGAAAAATACGTCAAGGCGCAGGCGATCGGCAACGCAGCCCACAAAATCCTGCTCGGGCGCGGCAAGGAAATCGACGTTCTGGACTTCAACGATTTTCGGACCAAAGAGGCCAAACTTGCGCGCGATCTCGCTGAGAAAGCCGGCCGCGTCGTCATCCTCAAAAAGCACATGTTTAGCGCCGAGGTGATGGTCGCGGCCGCGCGGGCGCAAATCGAACGACACGAAGCCAATCTGACATTCAAGGAAGGCTCTGGCGAAGTTGCTATCATCTGCGAGGAAGATGGCATCTGGCTGCGCTCGCTGGTCGATTGGCTCGGGCACGATCTGCGATCCTGTGATGATTACAAGTCGGGCGGCGTATCGGTCGCGCCGCATGTTATCGGGCTGCGCATGGTCGACCAGGGTTGGGATATTCAGGCTGCGATGCAGGAGCGCATCCTTGACGTGCTCGACCCGAAAGGTGCCGGACGTCGCCGCCATCGCTTCATCGCACAAGAGAACAAGCCGCCCTATGCGCTGACGATCTGCGAGCTGTCCGAGTCCGTCATGACAATGGGCCGCAAGAAATTGCAGAGGGCAATCGATCTGTGGCGCGTCTGTAGCGAAACGGATTATTGGCCCGGCTACAGCAACCGCGTGATCCTGCCCGAATACCCAGGCTTCCGCGAGAAGGTTTGGCTCGACCGCGAACTGAGCGGCGAGTTTGAGCGCGATCCATCTCTGATTATGGCGGGGTAATATGAACGAGCAAGCGAGAAACTTTGAAGCCAGGCCGGCTACGCGCTCGGAAGAACCGATGTTGCTCGGCATGATCGGACCGCCAGGTGGTGGCAAGAGCCTTTCGAGCCTGCGCATCGCCAGGGGCATCCAGTCCGTTCGCGGCGGCGACATCATCGTGATCGATACCGAGGGCGGCCGGTCGCGCAAATACAACGATCAAATCCCGTTCAAGATCGTTGAACTGACGGACGCGAAATCGGACATTTTACTTGAGGCTATACGCGCGCAGCTCCCAGCCAATCCCGCCGCGATCATCGTCGACAGCATGTCCGATGAGCATGAAACCTATCTCGAATGGCACGATGCCGAGGTCAAGAACTTTGGCGGAAATGAATGGGCGGCGTGGTCTAAACCGAAGGCCGGTCGAAGGAAGCTGATCTCAGGGATACTCAAGATCAGGGTTCCTCTGATCTTCACGTTCCGCGCCCGCGAGAAAACCAAACAAAATCCGGATGCTAAAAACAAACAAGATAAGATCGTCAACATCGGCTGGCAGCCGGTCGCGCCGCTCGAGATTGTGCATACGCTCGATCTGACATGCATCCTGCCGCCGCGAGCCGACGGTGTGCCGGTCTGGAAATCCGACAAGATCGGCGAGGACTTCATCATCAAGCTTCCGAACTACCTCGCGCCTTATATCGAAGCCGGCAAGCCGCTCAACGAGGGGATGGGCGCCGCTTTCGCACGATGGGCGAAGGGTGGCTCAGCCGCTCCGGTACGCCAGCCCGCCGGAGCGGCCGATGATCTCACCGCGGCGGAATGGGACGTGAAGCTCGGCGAGGCGGCAAAGGAAGGTACTATCGAACTGCGCCGCGTCTATGCGCAGATCCCGAAAGAATTGCGGCCCGATGTCGATGCGGCGTTGAACCGCCGACACTTGCCGATGGCGCGCGAAGTCGATGCGAGGGCACCCGCATGACCCTCCTCCAACCCATCGGCGCGGTGCTCGGGCTCGCCATGCTGCTTATGCTTTCCGGCTGCGGGGAAAGTGCATCTGAATATCATGAGAACGAAAAGCGTGATGCCGTTGTCAAGGATCAAGACCGCGAGATAGTGAAGCTGCAAGAGCGCATTGAAAAGCTGGAGCGCAAGCCATGACGGCACTTTGTCTTTTTGTTGGATCAATAGCCGGAGCACATCTTTTGGTTTGGCTTCTTTGGCGCAGAGAGTGGCATTCATGACGACCGCCGTTAAACGCTGGTTCGCGTGGTATCCGGTTCGCCTTCAGATCAATAACCGCCGCGCCTGGCTTTGCTGGGTCGAGTACGAGCAATTCATGATCGGACAGAGAACCGGCGCGTTCGGCAGTGGTCCATCTGTCATCACGCATTACAGGATGCCTGACGATGCCGATTGCTACAGGATGCATTCCACGCCTTCGCACGGAGAATAATTCATGACCACCCCACAGGGAATGATGGAACTGGCGGAAGAAATCGAGAAAGCGCGCAATGCTTATCTTGACGCGATTAGCCGAGGCCCAGGCGGCGAAGTTGAAAAGCGAGCGCTCAGAGAGTTGCTTTGGGACAACAAAGGAACGTTCGCACCCGCCCTCACCCCCGCCTCTGCCCCTGCCGGGCGGGAGGCGTTAGAGGCATGTCGCGCGTACCTTGTCGAGATAATTAAGCCGCCGCGCCTTGGATCATATGTTGGTAGGATATCATCTTACCATCCCTGTCATGCATTGATCGACAAAATCGACGCCGCCCTCGCCCTCCCCGCTGCCCCTGCCGGGCGGGAGGCGTTGGTCGAAGAAGTCGCTCAATGGCTGCACGATGAAACCGACGCTCCTGTCAACTTCCCCGGCTATGCGTGGCCGCTGCATCCGAATGACAGCGGCCAGCGCAGCGCTGATGGTTGGGTACATCTCGTCCCGATTGACGTTGTTGAAACATTTCGCGCGACTGCAAGGCGTTTAGTTGCTCGGTTTGGTGCCGCGCTCGCCCGCCAAGCGCAGGAACCGGGGGAAGTGCACACGCGCCCGGAGCGGCGGGATACTGACAACGCAGGAGATGGTCAGTCATGATCGCCGCTCCCGCCGTTTCAGCTCCTTTTCGACGGCTTCCCGAACGAAGTCCGTCCGATCCTCGTTTTCGGCCAAAACGGCCTCAATCCGGTCAAAAGTACCCTCGGGGAATCTTGCCTGCATATCTTCGGCCCATCTTTTTGTGCGTCCCATGTAATTATTTCTCGTATAAGGTATTGACGATATCTCGTATGAGTTATATAACTCATATTAGGAATTAACGCAAGGGGAACGAAATGAAGCAGATTTACAACTACGGCGAAGCAATCCAGGGCGCATATGTTCTTCCGCACCCGAACAAACGGCATGAGTTTCTCGCCGAGATGCGGCCGGCGAAGGTGGCTGGGTTTTCCCACCCCAACCACGCCTGCCGTGATTGGGGATGGCGCGGCTCCGTCCTCGTCGAATTTGAGGATGGCAAGAAATCATGGCAGCCCCTGTGACCCGAGGCACCAAAGACGACCAGTGCAAATACTGGCCGTCTTGCGCCTGCGGGTATTCTAACGGACGCGAAAACGCTGGGGAGACAGTCATGACGAGGAAGCCATGGGAACACGATCGCGACTGCTTGTATGTCGTATCTGATGGGCCAGCGCCATGCACTTGCGCAGCCAGCTACTTTTGGGAGCCGGATCATCTGCCGCGCTGCAATCGCGGGCATCTATTCGAGATTTGTAATCATCCGAATTGCAAAGGAGATGGTCAGTCATGATCCGATATCGCGAGAATGATTTTTCGGACGCTCGGTCACGGCGCTTCACACCCGCCAACTGTCCTCATTGCGAATATGATCGGCGCTTCCCTGATTTCGATGGCGGCGGCTGGATGCAGCAAGACAACAACGGGCCGATAGTTTCGTGCCCGGTCTGTAATCCTGACGGCTCGCATCCATTCTCATCGCAGGAGCGGCAATAGACATGGGCTCGAAAAACAATCCAGGTGATTTTGACTGCTATCACAACGCGCTTCCGGACGAGCCGATGTTCATTCTACTGGCGCGCGATCCATCCGCGCCCGAGTTGGTGGAAGATTGGGCGACTGAACGCCAACGTCAGATCGACAGGAGTTACAGGCCGCAATCCGATCAAGCCATGGTCGATGAAGCGGTCCGATGCGCCGCGAACATGCGCCACTGGCGCGTTGTGAATAACGGCGCGTGGCGCACCCCCAAGGAGAGCAGCAAATGAAGCCCGCGCGAGAAGAAGATATTCCGAAGGCGACGCACGAAGGAAAGATGATGATCCTTGGCATCGAGGTCCGAACATATCGGCTCGATGATGGTCGCGCCGTGATCCACGCAGAAGATTTTTGCAAGCTCTTAGAGGCTATGGACCTCGACGACCCAGTGGGAGGTGTGGACCGTGGCTGAGAATAGCAAAATCGAATGGTGCGACGCGACTTTTAACCCAGTTATTGGATGTCAAAAGGTATCTGCGGGCTGCGACAACTGTTACGCGGAGGCGCTGATGGATAAGCGCTATCACAAGGTCGAGTGGGGACCTCATGGCGAACGAAAGCGAACATCTCCCGCTAATTGGCGTAAGCCAATCGCCTGGAATAAAGATCACGCCGATTTTTTTTCTGAGCACGGGCATCGGAGGCGAGTTTTCTGCGCCTCTCTAGCAGACGTGTTTGACAATAAATGGCCTACTCAGTGGCGATCTGATCTGTTCGCTCTGATCGAAGCCACACCAGAACTTGATTGGCTGATTCTGACGAAACGGCCCGAGAACATTAGAAAAATGCTTTCGCCACTCTGGGAGCTTGGCTTTCCACAAAATATCTGGCTCGGCACGACGTGCGAGGATCAAGCAGCCTTCGATCGCCGTTGGCCAATCCTGGCGCAGTTCAATATCCGCGTCCGGTTCATCAGCTATGAGCCGGCAATCGGCGAACTGACGATGGAGAACCACAAGATCAAGCCGGATTGGCTGATCTGTGGTGGCGAATCCGGCCAAGGCCATCGCGCGATGCCGCCGCATTGGGCCTACAAGATCATGGACGAATGCGCTGAAAACTTCATTCCGTTTTTCTTCAAGCAGATGACCGGCAAGAAGCCGATTCCTGATGATCTTCGCATCCGACAATTTCCGCGCCCGCACACCGCAGAGGGGCGGCAGCGATGAGATGGAAGCCGAAGGAGAAATCTTGGGACTGGCGCGAATGCCTGACAAAGGACGAGGCAAAGGTGATTGCCGCCTCCGACAAAGCCATCCAGGCAATCGAAAAAGCCCGCGAGGCTCACACCAAGAAATACGGCCTGATCCGAATGCAAATCGTCAACCGCGCAATCCAGCGGACGAAATATCGTCATACACGCCCACCAGCGGAAACCGCAGAGGGGCGGCGATGAGCGATCTTCCGAGCGCACCGCAAATACTGCGGACCTGCAACAGTTGCGGTGGCAAGGGCTACCATGCCGAGACGATATGGGTTTACGAGCACGGCTGCGGGGTTTCTCATCCCGATGTGATGGAGTCACCATGCCAATACTGCAACGGCGAGGGCGTTCTGATTGATGAGGACGAGGGCGATCTACACCCACCAGCGGACTGAGCCATGACCACAATAGAAAAAGCCAAGCTAGCCATAGCCGCTTTGCGAGAGCCAGAGCCACCGCTGGCGCGCGTTCCAAATACAGTGCGGCAATCGATCGCCGATGTGATTGAGGCGCTGATAACGCCAGTAGGTGACGGCAGAGAGCCCTGCGAGTGTCCGAAGTGTGGGCGCAATCATTGGCGACTTGGAAATCCGCCTTCATCAGCGGGGCGGACGCCATGAAACTCACGCGCGACGAATTGCTGATCCTGCTCATTGAGGAATGCGGCGAGGTGATTCAGGCCGCAACCAAATGCCTGCGGTTCGGCTATGACGTGGATCACGATATCGGGTATGGCCGCAACAGTGACGAACTCGCCAAGGAATGCGGTGACTTGCAGGCGGTCATGGACGAATTGCCACTAAATACGGCGGTTAAAGAGCAATCACAGTACAGCAAAATCGCCAAAGCGGAGAGGGCCAAAACCAAGTTCGGGATAGCGCCGGTCGCAGCGGGAGGGCGGCCCCATGACTGACCTTTTCCTAGAGCGCGATGCCGTCATTTCCGATTGCGGGAAGTATCGTTATTTGCTGCGGCGGACGTGGGATCATGCCAAGCCGCGCGTCCTTTACGTGATGCTCAATCCGTCAACAGCCGACGCCGAGATTGATGACGCAACAATCCGGTCCTGCATCAGGCTGGCGAAGGGCATGGGCTACGGGAGCTTTGAGGTCGTCAATATCTTCGGCCTTCGGGCAACCGATCCTGCGGAGCTCCTAAAGGCCCCCGACCCGCAAGGGCCGATGAATGAGCGCGTCGTGGCTGCGGCAATAGGTCGATGCGATATCGTAATCTGTGCCTGGGGCGCTCATCCGATGGCGGCGCGCAAGTCGAACTTCCTGCTGGGCTACATTAGATCGCATAAGCCGTCCGCCTATTGCTTTGGCAAGACGAAGGCCGGGGCGCCGAAACATCCGCTATACATCAAAAGCGGGACGCCGCTCGAAGCATACGGATTATGACATGACCATCCCCGCACCGGAAACGCTCGAACGGGAAAAGGATAAGCTGTATCTGAGCGATGCAGAGCTGATCCGGTGGCTCGGCGTGCCGGATAAGGCTTTCCGCACCATGCTCCCGGCCCTGGAATCCAAGTACAACTTCCCCCGCAAGCAGCCATTTTTTGGGAATAGACGGTACAAACCGGCCGTAAAGACGTGGCTCGATAAGCACAACGGGCTTAACATGGACTCCCTCGCGCAACCCCGGAGGAGCCGCCATGAGTGAGATTCCGAAGCCCGAAGTAGCTGACGCGCCCGGCCTTGTTTGGAGGCCCAGAAAGGGCGCGTGGGTCGCTACCTGGCAGCCCCGCAGCGATATTGTGAAGGCCGGCTATAGCGCGCACACGGCCCGCCTCTGGGTCGGCGTGGAGCCTTCCGAGATTGAGCGGCTTCACATCTCGACGCAATGCCAGCGGCTACAGGCTGACATGCTGCTGTGGAGCAAGGGCGGGGCGAGGCTTCCAACCATCTTTGACGGTTCAATCCGATCGCTGATCAACTGCTATCAGACGGACCCGGATTCCAGATACCAAAAGAAGCGTTATTCCACGCGCCGGAATCACGACAACACGCTGCGGCGCATTGGCAAGCTGCACGGCCACGAGCTGATCCGCGACATCAAGGGCCGGACGCTGATCGCGTGGCATAAGGAATGGAGCGACCACGGGCGGATGCTTGCCAACGGCCAATCCTTCAAGGGGCTGATGCGCGTCCTGTTCGCCTTCGGCTTCACGATCCTCGAGGATGACGAATGCGAGCGCCTTTGCAACGTCATGAGCAAGATGCAGTTCGAGGGGCCGAAGTCGCGCAATCAAGCCATCACGGCAGAACAGGCGACCGCCATCCGCGTCACGGCGCGCGATAAATTCGGATGGGATTGCGTCGCCTTCGCCCAGGCCCTGCAATTCGAACTGATGCTGCGGCAGAAAGACGTGATCGGGGAGTGGGTGCCGATCGCGGAGGCGGGAATATCAGATATCACTTGGCGCGGTCAAAAGTGGTTGCGCGGGATCAATTGGCAGGAGGTCGATGCCAATTTCGTTTTGAAGCACGTCACGAGCAAGCGCCAGAAGGAAATCGAGATCAACCTGATGCTGGCCCCGATGGTGGTCGAGGAGTTGGCACTCAGGGCGGGCGTTGCCCCGGCATTGCTGACACGCGAGATGTTCCCGGCAGCCGGGGCGATGGTTAGGGATACCCAAACGAGTTGGCCCTTTACGGATACCGTGTTCCGCCGACGCTGGCGCAAAGCTGCCAACGCGGCCGGCATCCCGAAAACCGTATTCAACATGGACAGCCGGGCCGGCGGGATCACCGAGGCGACCGACGCCGATGCTCCGATGGAGCACGTCCGCCACGCCGCGACGCACAGCAACATTTCTATGACAGAAAAATACAGCCGGCACTCGGCGGTGAAGGCCGCGAACGTACAACGCATCCGCACCGAGAGCCGGAACAAACCGAAAACCGAATGAACCGCGAACTAAATGACTGACACATGACTGACAGCCGAAAAAATATCAACGATTCCGCATAGTTATGGCCTAGGCCAGTCTCAATGGATGAGAACTAAGCCTCTGGCAAGATTAGAGACAGTCAGCGAGACAAGACATGAAAGGCGGCGTAGGGCCGCAGAAGGAGAGAAGCATGGCACATCACGGATCAGAACCCCTCGACGGCGCACCGGAGGACCCGGAGCGGAAGATTGCGTTTGAGCAAAAGGTTGCGCGCAACAAGCTGATGCGTGACCTGCTCAACACGACCGGCTTCAAGGGCGCGTTAGGTGCGTTTCCGGAAGGACAATTGACCAAGACCGACGAAGGCGCAATCCAATTCGCCATCGGCGAAAAGGACGGCAAGGTTGTCATCGACTTCGGGACGGCGGTCCATTGGGTCGGGATGACGCCGCAGCAAGCTGCCGAGTTCGCGTCACTGCTTCTTAAGCGGGCGCGCGAGGTTGCCAGAAAAAACGGCGAAACCGTCAGCTTCATGATCGGCTAGGCCAGTCAGCGAGACGTAGCGGTAAGAGGAGTGATGATATGGTCGGATTCAACTATTCAGGACAAGAGCTTGTGACCGAGAGGCGCATGGTAATTGAAGAGTGCGCCAAAATTGCCGAGGCGGTTGCGGCGGAAACGAGTGACGGCGACGGCGAATTTTATATAGCCCGAGAGATTGCCGACCGAATCCGTGCACTCAACGGCCCTGCGACCCTTTTGAAGGAGTGAAGAGATGCCACTAGCAATTCTATTTGGAATTTTTGCCGGCATGGGTTTGTTTTTGGCTTTCATCGGTCACGCCGCTAAGTCAGCCAGTCCGGCGCCAAGCATGGTAAACAATGATCTGAGTCCGATCGGATATTCGATCTTCGTGGTGTGCGGCCCGATCGCGTTGGCCTGTCTCGCTACGTTCGGTCATCAGTAGGGGAGCGAACATGCCACGCCGATCTCGCTATATTATCCCACTGAAAGCCATTGCCATGTGCTCGAAATGCGGCGAGTGTTTTTCGTGGTTGCCGCCGAGGTTCGATATGGTCCATCGCTTCAATCGGGAAACGCATCAATTTTGCGGCGGCGTTATTGAACGGCAAGACCCGCAAATCGTCAAAGTCATGGAGAGGCTATCGCAGCTCCCGGAGTGAGACGATGAAGGAGAGAAAGATGAATATTATGGGCAGTGGCGGGGCTGGGGGATCTTCTGAAGTCCCGAGAATTGATCAATCCACCAAGCGGATATTACGGTGCCCATCTTGCGGCAGCGAAGCCAACGGAGATTTTGCAACAGCAGCAGCATGCGCTCGATGCATCACGGCAGAAGGCTATTTGACGAATATGATCGCCTATGAACGCTCCTAAGCGACGACCGGCACGTTACGAAAACGCGAATTAATTAATTGCCGGAAAACTAACGTGGGGTCGCTCCTGGGCAAAGCTCCGACTAGCCTGGATCATAGGCGAACGCAAATCCAATCCCGAGAAACAAAGCGCCAACAATCAACAGCGGCAGGATAGCCCCGTTTCGCTTGTCCCATAGCATTAACGGGATGGCGCCGAACAGGATCAGGATGGCGCCTATCGATTCAGACATCACTATCTGCGCCGACCGGGCGGGTTGATGACATCGCCGCGCAGGACCTGGTTGTTGCGAATATCTTCCAGCAATTGAGATTGTTCGCGCAGTTCCTTGGCGATGTGCTGCGTTTGCAGTTCGCGTTGCTCGCGCTGATCCTTCATTATTTCTTTCAATATGGCCTCTGATCTAATCAGGATGCGATTCGCTTCACGGCTCTGTTCGTTCATTTCATGGATAGCGCTCATCACCTCATGAACGGGACCGTACAGCGCCCATGGAGGCGCGCCGTTTGTCGGCTTCTTTTCCCGGCCGCCCCGGAACACTATCCATGTCCATCCGAGCACGATCAGGACAGCGATAACGGCTTGCACCACGACAAATGGCTCTAGCGATTTAAGCGTTGCTTCGGCTTCGATCATCGCTAGGCGCCATTTTCTCGCGAGCTCTTAGCCGCTGCCTTGCGCCGACGGATCTTGCGACGGGCCGGTCGGTGCCGACAGGATCGGCGAGTTCGGCTGACCCTTGCTGACGTGCTGGATCAACTCCAAAATGCCGGTGAGCGCGTCGCCATTGCTGCCGGCGGAAACGTCTTTCAGCGCCCGCTCGAGATACGGCGCGACCATCAAGATCCACGGCTGCACCAAGGCAATTTGCGGAACGAACATGCCTGCGATGCCTGCGATCATCGGCTCGACCTTCATCACGTTTTCCACGACCTGTTCCGCCGCCGCCGCCGCACCGGCTATCGAACCAGCAGCCGCACCTGCCGCCGCAGCACCTGCATTCACGTCACCCATGGTCATCTCCTTTATGTCACCGTTGGTTGCAAAGGGCTTTCAACAAACTGCCAATCGACTAAGCCCTTACCGTCGATTTGAACGGCTTTCGCAGCCGCCAGCGTGAGATCAATGCCGGCCTTGTTGGTGTGGCGGCCGCGCGTATCGGTGCCGATTTCGGCCTGCGGCCTCGTGCCGGTCTGCCAATAGGGATCATTGGTGTTCCATGGCCCGACGTCGACGATATCGCAGACGACAGACACGCCGTTCTTCTTGCCCGTGACGCGGACCTTCGGCCGCTCGCCCGTGAAGTGGAACGGCAGCGCGACGCCCAGCGCGTTGTCATCAATCGGCGGATTTGGCGAGTAGGCCGATGTCTGGCCGTTGAAGTAGGTTGCCACGATGTTGGCTTGGACGCCGGAGGGTGACGGCGCTGCAGTCCCGGTCGGGGATGTCTGAATGCTGGTGGGCGAACCCGTCGGCATCAGCACCGCGCCAGTGGTCGGCAGCGGGACCGACGCCGGCCACCAGTATCCGATCAGGCCGAACGTCGCGCCTTGCTTCGGCAGCGCCTCGAGCTGCACCATGTCGTTTTCGTTGCCGCCGAGCGTCCAGACGCTGTTCGCATCTTCGCCGCGGTAGAAGCCGACATGGCCGAAGTCTGACGTCTGAGAGCCGCGCCAGTAGACCACGATCGCGCCGAGCGCGGGGCCGGAGAGCTGCACGAAATTCGGATTGGTTCTGAACGATTGCGACGACGGCGATCGCGTGCCGGAGATGCCGGCCCGCTCGAGCATCGCGTTGGCAAAGATAGCGCACCATGGGTCACCCGGCGCACCGCAATGCGCCATTCCAATATAGCGGTCGATACCCTGATTGTTGCCGGTCTCGTGGAAGCCGATCTCGTGCAGCGCGCCCTGGAACCATTTTGGGGCGGCGTCGAAGGGGCCCGTCGGCTTGGGCGGGATGACGGGCTTAGGTGGGAATATCGGGACCGTGGCGGGCGGCTGCGGTGCAGGTGCCCCTGGAGTGACGGCGAGTCTCAAGGCCTTGTCGAGCGCACTGACCACGCGCCATTGCAACGCCGCCATGCCCACGAACACGACGAGCAGGACGCCCCACGGGATGAGGGTGAGGATCTGCTCGATCACGGCTTGAACGATTCGATGGCTTTGATATCAGCCCGGCGTTCCTCAAGCGTCTCGTCGCCGGACAGCACCCGCAGCTCGCCCTTATCGCGGGCCACGATCATCTCGGGCGAAAGGAAGCCAATATCGAGCTGCTCGCCCGGATCGATCGATACGCCCTCGATCTTGAGCGGTTCCTTGGTCATGTTGGTGATGACGAACATGGGAGGTCTCCCTTTCGGGCAGACCATGGGCAGGGTGTGGCAGGTCAGCAACGCACCGCTGAGTTAGCGGTTTTCGGGCTTGGCCTTCATGGGGATGCCAAAGGTGTTATTGCCGGACGCCTCGATCTGATCGAACAGCCGGCGGACATAAAACACGTTCTGCCCCGCCACGAGCCGCCGGAGCGCTTTGCTATCGCCCTCGTTCCATTCCGAGGGTTTCGATGCCGCCGATACAGTGCCGAGAATGCCGCCGATCTTGCCCGCGGTCGGGCCCAAAAGCTGATCCATCGCAGAGCGCGAGGCATAGCGGGACAGCGGCTTGTCGGCGCCGATCATGCGATAGACGTCGACCCCGCCGCGCGTGGCCTTAGATGCCAGGGCGTTCGCTTCTTCCGCCCAGCCCAGCAGGTTAGCTTTCGACACCGCTTCCTTGATCCAATCCTGCGGCTTGTCGCTGACCGGTTGCCCGCCGGTCACGCTGTTGATCTTGTAGGACAGCATGCCCAAACCCAGCGAGAAGATCATGCCCTGCAATACTTGGGCATCGCGGCGCTGCAGGTTCGAGATCAGGATGCGCTCGGTCGCGGCTGCAGTGAAGGATTTGAACTGCCCGAGCACGGATAACAGCGGATGAGACATCCAAAGGGGCTTTTCTTGCCCGGGCGTCACGACGGCGATATCGGCATCCCGAGCGACCGCCCCCTCGAATACCCGCCGTGCCTCTTTGTCGGTCCAATCCGCGGTATTCGGAAGATGCACACCGTCGCGGATTTCGCCGCCGTCCTCGAACGCCTTGGAGATACGGGCGGCCATATGCGGCTCAATGCCGGATTCGCCCAGCGTCCGGAGCATGCGGGCCGATGCCGTGCCCTCGGCCGAGGTCTTCACCGCCCGCAGGATCTCCGAGCCAGCAACCATCGAGGCGTTGATCTTGGCAAAATCCGTCCATGGCGCCAGCAGATTGATGAACTGGAACTTGCCGGTCGCCCATTGCATGGTGCGCTCGACGCGGGATTGCGGATGATAGGTGTCGAGCGTGTCCATCAGCGCATGATGGCGAGATGCCAGCACCGATTCCACTGCGATACCCATGGCACGATATTGCCGCCCGGCCTCCTGCCACACGTCGGATTGCCGCGTCAGCATGTTGAAAAATGGCGCCCAGGCATCGTTGAACGTCGAAGTCAGCCCATGCCGCATGATGCTGCCCGCCATGTCCGGCAACGAGGACAGCGCAGCCGAGCCCATCGACGTCAATACGTTGTAGTTTTTCAGCACATTCATGGCGCGCGCCGCATTACGCATCGGGGCATCCGGCGAGATACCGTAGATGCCGCGGATGCGGTCGCGGATCGCGGCGAGGTCATCGATTGCGCGCAGCCGATCCTTTTCCAGTTTGGTGCGCGCCGCGTCTGACTTTGCCGCATCTGCCAGCGCCGCATATTCGTCATTGATCTTACGGAACGCTTCGGTCATCCGCGTGTCGCCGAATTTCTCGGTCAACAGCACGTCCGGCACCATGGTCCGCAGATGCGCCGCGACGATATGCTCGGCGTCATTCTCGAGGAAATCGCGGATTGTGGCGTCGGGGATGTTGAATTCCCGCGCGGCCAGTGCACCGCGCGGAGCCTCGCCACTGCCGCCGAACGCGGTTCCATGCTCCATGCCGAGATCATAAGGCAATCGCCCATCCGGCGAGCCGATGATGCGATCGGTGATCTCCTGGGCGCGGCTTTCGAGCTCGGCTCGCGGCAGGTCGCGGTCGGATTTCAGGATGCGCTTGACCGCCTTGTCGATCGCCTTGTCGGCGGACGTCAGGCGTTCATCCTTGCCTTTGTACGTTCCAGCCTGCTTTTGGGCTTCGCGCGCCTTCTCGGCTTCCCCCCTCGCCTTCAAGGCGGCCTTGGCCTCGCTCGCCGATTTTCCTTCCCATGCGGCGATCTCGGTTTCGATCTTCGCCCGCATGGCATCATGGTTCTGGATCTCGGTCGCCAGCTTTTGTTCCAGCGATTCGATCTCGGCCAGTTTCGCGGATGCCCGATCAGCCAGCAGATTGCCGCGGTTGCGCGCCAGCGTCTCGAATACGGCGCCGCCCCGGGCATTCTCGAGCGGCAGCGTCTCTTGATCCCGTGTCCGCAGCGTCTCGGCGCGACGGTTCGCGGCCTTGTTGATCCGGGTTGTTTCCTCCTGCCGCGCCGCGATAACATCGGCATCGGTTTCCAGCTTTTGAATGCGACCTTGCAGCTTATCGATCTGATCGGCCGGGACCTGCAGCGAGCCGTGATATAGCCCGATCTTCTCCTGTGACTGCACCTTGGCTTGCTGATCCCCGGCCAGCCAGTCGGTCACCCGGTTGACGAAATCCGGCCGTTTCGCTGCGATGGCCTGCTTGTTGTAGAGCCGTGACACATAGCTGTCGGCAGTTTTGACCCCGACATCTTCCGGTAGCAGCCCGGCGTCGATGGCGCGCTTTTTCCAAGGCTCGAACACCTTGTTGCGGATGAACTGCGCGGCCATCTGCACTTGCGGGATATCGCGCAGGTCATTGTTGCGGCCCGCGTCACTCACGGCTTCCTTGAATTCGTCGAATGACATTTTGCCTTCGGGTGCGCGGCCGGTGGCATCGTCGAAAAGGGCCCGTGTGCGCGGCGCGAGTTTCTGCTCGCCGAAGCGATACTCCGAAAACAGCCGGGATAGTTCATCGCCGACCGCGACCTGTGACTGATGGATATTCAGACGGGCCTCGCGGTCGAGTGCCGGGCCAGCGGTCGTCACCTTGCCCTCAAGGTTCTCTTTGGTGAGCAGCGAGGTTTCCGCGAGGTCCGCCGCCGTCCGCCGAACCGTGACACTCTCGGCGCCGAACAGCCGTTGCATTGGCGAGGTCTTTTCCACCACCGTTCGCACGCCGGGGATTTGGTCGAGGCCGAACGGCACCAGTTCAATCTTGCGGGTATCGCTCGCGGCCGCACCGGCGGCCAGTGCCATGCCCGTACCAGCGGGCGGCTGGACGGCCTCTCCCTGAGTCTCCCTAGGCATCTGAGGGGCCGTCTCTCCGGTCGAAGGATTGCCCGCATGCTCATTCATCTCGGCGCGGTCGGCATGCAGCCGGGTTTCCAACGCCGCGCGCTCCACGGGCGATAGCAGCGATGCCGCGCCGCCGCCGATCAGCGCCGTCAAGAGTGTGCCACTGGCGACGTTGAGGGCCGATTCCTCGAATGTGCGGGTTTGCTGACTGGCATGCAGCAATGCCTCTTGGGCGACGGTCTGCATCAGGCCGGCCTTGCCGACCTGCACCGCGGCTTTCGAGAACATCAGCCCGCCCTTTGCGGCGTCGATCGCCACGCCGCCCGGCAGCAGCATGGTCGGGTCGAGTGCGCCGGCGACGGTCTGAGCGACGAAACCGATTTTGCCGTTGGCTGCCAGCGTGCGCCGGTCGGCATCCTCGCTATCGATCTGGTTTTTGATCGAAAGGGTTTCCGCCGGCGATTGCGAGCCGATGAATTTGTCACCGTGTTCGAGGAAGTAATTCGGCTTGTCCCACGCCTTGATGTCGGTCAGCGGATTGTAATCCGGAACCGGCGCAAACGAGCCGGAATTGCGCATATACTTGATGGCTGAGATAACGCTATTCGATTGCCGGAACGCGGCGCCCCAGATCGCGGGATCGGCGATGTCGCCTGGCGGCTGATATTCCGGCGCCTGCCCCTCGCCGGTGCGCAAGCCGAAGCCCGGATCGTCATCGGGGATGCGGATCGCTGTCATGGCTGCGGCATGCCGCTGATTTGCATGAAGTTGACCGCCTGCCGCCGCTGTTCCAATTTCGCGCCATAATCGGCGATGTGGTTAGATGGATCGAACGCGATGCGGCCCGGTACCTGATAGAGCGTGCCGTCGAACCGCCTGGCCCATACCTGATAGGACGGCGGTTGTTTGCCTGCGACCTCGGCTTGG